TTGGCTTGTTGAGATTTTGTTGAGAGCGTATATTGTTTATTATCAGTGTGTTTATACTCATATTCAACAATTCAACAGAAAAATGATAGTGTTACAAGGATTCGAGTTGCTCCCTTGTGATGGTGTAGAAGCGTCCCACTCTCCTTATAGGCTCATAGTGGCAACTCTGGTTGTAGTTGCCTTGATAGGTGGTATAGGTAAGCCCATTGGGAGCAGGTGTCAGTTTCCAACACTCCTGTACCACCTTACGCACTTGATGTTTCTCTACCTTTACCTGCGAGTGCATCAACAGCACAATAAGGTCGTTAAGGCAGAATGAAACGCTATCGATATTCATTGTTGCCATAATATCGAGCAACAGCTCCGACATCTCTATCTCCAATCGATTGCGGTTACTGCGGATTATCCTCTGTAACGCTTCGGTATGCAACAATGAGGGATTGAACCACATTCGGCTCTCCCTCTCGGTGGATAACTCTCGATTAGTGAGGAAATGGAGAAATGCGGGTATCTCCGCTTTCAAGCGTTGCAGGAAATTGGTGTCATCGGACTGCAAGCGGTTTATCTTGCGTACCCAATAGCGTGTTTCCCCTGCATCAATGATTACGGGCAGATACTCGTTGTTGGAGCATAGCACGAATTTGGCGAAGAACGCTATCTCATCACGGTCTTTGCCTTTGGCTTCCACTTTGTAGGATAGTGTGGTGCTTAGATTCTTCAACCTTTCGCTGTCCTCCCTGCGGTTGAGTAACACCTCATCAACCACGATAAGGAGTTTGCCTGCCCAATCGGAATTGAATTGACTGCGGAAATCCTCATTGGTGTTGAATGTTACATTGTTCTGAAAGAGAGCTTTCAGAAAATTCAGAAATGTACTCTTGCCTGTATTGCGTTCCTCCGATACCAATAGCAGGATTGGTAACTTCTGAACGGGTTGCAGGTAGAGCAGTTGCAGATAGTCCATACCCAACTCGTATTGCTCACCGAAGATATGCTCCACCAATGAGCGGACAGAGGGGAAATCTCCCTCATGCGGTTGGTGGTCTATCGGCTCATAGAGATTTAGGAACTTACCGATTACAGGGCGATAGCCGATGTGTTCGGGGACGGTACAAAATCCGTCATACTTGGGAACGCTGCCGATATAGTCCTTGCCATAGTCTTGGCGAAGTGTTTCATTGTTCCAAGGGATACGCTTTTTCACATATCCACCGCTCAGTCTCGGTTGCTCCACAATCTTGTAGAGCGTTGTTCCCACTCGGATAAATTCTTCTCTTGCCATACCACCATCTGATGGCGGTTTATGGCTCGTTGTTACTTTGTTAGCTTCCATTTTCAAATGCTTTTAGGTTCAAAAAATGTCAGCTACAAAAATATAAGTGATTGACGGATAAGTTGCTACGCAAATTATAGCAGAATAGTGAATAAAGTACTATGGGGATTGGAATTTGAGGGGTGCTATAAACTCAAGGCAATTATAAACGGCAGAAATTCTCTCATTTGGTTTATTTCGAGTACCTTTGTGGTATAATTTGTTTGAATAGTTAGCATATGGTAGAATATACAAGTAGTAGATTATGTTTCAAGGCTGATTTGATTGAGCCTTTGAATGATAATGATTCATTTATTGTTCATACTTCAGATGGAACATTCAAGTTTACAAAAGCTGATTTCTATCGTGTCTTTTCAAATGTCATTGAAACCAAGAGCTATCAAGAGGGCAGATTGTATAGTTGTAAATATCCTCCCAAACGAGCTATGCAGTTTCTAATATCGGGACAACCCACGCCATATAAGAAGTCCGAAAAATGTATGCCCACAAAAGATTTGGTAGGAGAGAAAATCCGAATGAAAATTAAGGAGATAGGAACTTTGTGGCGTAATTCTCCTAATAACCCTCAGATAGATGTTGAAGTACTTGAAAATTGGAGTAATCTGATAGAGGAATGGATTGCAGACAAAGATATGCCATTGATTATTCGTAAAGAAACAAACAAACGAGGTCAATCATTTGTGCATCCCTGTGGAAGAGAGATTATCGTTTCAGATAATACCGTAGCTATTTGGGCGTATAGTAATGTATTAAAAGGAACGGTGTTTACCTTATCTCAAATTAAAGAACTTTTGAGCCAGAAGGAGTTACCAGTGGTATTTATGGCAACAAAGGATATTAAGGCAAAAGCTAAATATACTAAGCCATTAGGTAGTTATGCTTTGTCTGATTGGAAATTGTGTCATATCCAACCTGTGGGATTCAATACCCATACAAGCATTGAAGATTTGGAAATATCCGATATTGAAGACCATTTTAGAAAATATGTAAATCCAAACAATATGTTTGTACTTCCTAAAGAAATAGGTTATTTAGGAGAGATAGATGTATTTATAGAGGAGCAGAAGCGATAAATGATAAATAGCAGGTATTCATTGCGTACCTGCTATTTATCCAATCTATGAGATAGCCTTTGAACAATTGGCAAGCGAAAAGAGATAACATACTTTCTCTTCTCGTCCGCATATCCTCTTTAATACCTCTGTCCGTATCTTTTCTGCACCGTATGAGTTGATACGAAAAGCAAGGGCGACAATCATATCCATATTATATAGGGTAGCCCAATAGGTATATGGCATCACTTCGCAATGTTGGGTGTGCTCCGCTATAACTCCGCTTTTATGTATGGCTCGGATTGTAGCCTTTAATGTGGGTGCTGCCACATCGAACAGCACTACAAGCTCCGAGAACGACATCCAAACATTACCGCTTGGAATATTTACATTGCCGCTTTCGCTGATTGTTATTATTGCTCGTTTCATACCTACTATATTGCAAATCTTTCACAAACTCTACTCTCAAACATTGATATATCGTGTTCGAGTTTGGTGTTTGTTACCTTTGCGTAAATCTGCGTTGTGGTAATATTCGTATGTCCGAGAATCTTGCTCACACTCTCTATCGGCATTCCATAGTTCAAGGCTAACACTGCAAATGTATGACGGCTAAGATGGAACGAAGTTCGCTTCTCTATACCGCACAATTTAGCAACCTCTTTTATGCGTTTATTTATAGTGTCGTGGCTGCCGATGTTGAATAGATTGCTACTTATTCTATATGGTTCGTATCGCTTGATAATCTGCATAGGAATATCCATCAACTTGATTTGGAACGGTACACCCGTCTTTTGTCGCTTCGATACTATCCAAGGAGAACCGCCCAACATTGTAATATTCTCCGTTGTCAAGTTCTTAATATCTATGAATGATATTCCCGTCCAACAACCGAACACGAATAAATCTCTTGCCAATTCCAAATCGGGATTGTTCAATTCAATCGTTGTAAAGGCTTGCAACTCATCTTCGGTCAGAAAACCTCGTTCTTTGTGGTCGGGGTCAACCTTGTACTGGGCAAATGGGTTGCGTGCAATCTTGCCATTATAGTGAGCAGTGGTTACAATGTGCTTCAATGGAATGGAGTATATCCACACTGATGATTGAGCCAATCCGACCTCATTTCTCAGATACAAGCAATAATCACGAATGAAATCCTCTGTAAGTTCATTCATCGCAATATCGGAACGCTTATAGTTTACCTTGATAAACTCCGCAAGATATTTTCTTACGGTGAGATACTTTTGATATGTACTCAGAGAACGATCCTTGCCAACTCGTTTGGCAAAGGCTTCGTTCTCTTTGTCGAATGCTCGGAGCAGGGTCTCATATTCCGTTCCGATACCCTGATAGGCATTTCGTACCATTTCTGCTGTTACAAACGCTTCTCTATCCGAAATGCGTTGATAGTGTTTGATGATTTGAGCCTTGATATTATCCAAGGCCAAATTGATGTCTCGCGATTCCTTGCTTTTGCCCTTTGCGCGGTTTCCTTTCACATCCCATAGGTCTTTGTGGATGCTCTGCTTGCAACTGAATTGAGCCACAGAACCGTTGATTGTCACTCGTCCCATAATAGGGACAATACCGTTTTTCTCTTTGCTCCCGTTCACGTAGAACAGCACCTTAAATGTACTTCGCATAATCTAATCTTTTTTTTTGGTTACAAAATTAGTTATCAGCGAGTTATACATTGATATGCAAACTGACGCAGAACGATGAAACGTGACGACACAAAGAAAAACTTTACTGCATTATCGGGTAATGACTTGGCAACCGTTCTATTTCATTACCTTGCGTTTCTTTGCTAAATTGCCATCGTTACTATTTCTGAGGTTTTCTGTTTAATGCGTTATGACTCAGTTCAAAACGCGGAATTTCACCTTTTTTGCTCCGAGAACCGTAATTTTTGAATAAAAAAAGCTATATCTTTATAAAATAGGCAGTATAAATTCTAATCTATGGTTCAGATACCAATGAATAGAACGGACTATGAGTATATTATTTACCAACAAAAAAATAAAAGAACATGATG